ACAGAAACCGCAGATTACGCCGATTACGCAGAACAGAAAAAATAGCCGTTTCATATTAATAGCCAATTGCCAGCCAGTAGAAGCCGTCGGTCGTTTCATGGGTCGTGCCGCCGATCGCGGCCGCGAGACCGTTGTTCATATCGTACATGAACGTCCCGCCAGTCTTGCTCAGCGTGCCGCTGTCCACTGAGATGACCGTGTTCTCGCCGGCGGTCGCGTTGTAGAGATTCGTCGAAAGCGCAACGAAGATTCCGGTCGGGAACGCGATCGGCCAGGTCACGCTGAATGAAGTATCACCATGCAGGACGGTGCCCGGAATCGAATAGACACCCCATTGCGCGAGAAATTTTTGGCCGCCGATCGGAACCTTGATATAGCCGTTCTGCGCGAGATTGCCGGTGAATCCGGCCATAAAGGCGAGCAGCGTCGCGATGTTGGCGATGTTGGTATTCTGCCGCCCGTACAGAAACGCCGTCCGGTTGGCGAGCTGTTGATGCGGCTCATTGCTGACGCCGATTCCGGCGAAGCTCGCCCCCGTGGCGGCTCCTTCGACCGGATCCGTCGCCGCGATTTCGTAGATTTCGTTGATCGTGTACTCAGCCGCGTCAATTAGTGTAGGCATCGGATTCCTCTAGCAGGTGATGATCCAAGCGCCGGAAAACGTCAGCGAACTGCCATAGACGCCCAGCCCGAGCAGCACATGCGCGTACAACGTCATCGAGGGCGGCGCCGACGATTCATAGACCGGCAGCGAAATTGCGCCGGTATTGCAGAAGAGTCCGATCTCCTGGATGTTGACCCCATACGCGCCGGTATCCGTTCCTCCGACGAGCGTCCAGGGAAACGAGACTTGCCCGGCTGCCGGATAGGTCGGAGTTCCAACCGCCTTGTAATATGCGGGCGCCGTCAACTGGGTGTCGGTGATCGCGACCGGCACCGTGCCTGAGCCGACGCCGAACGCGCCGATTGATTGATTGGTGACGGTGCCGCCAAGCAACTTGCTGGTGGGCGTTCCATGCGCCGTGACGACCAGGTTCTCGCGCTCGCGCTGCCAGAGAAACTTCCCGCGCCGATAAGCGCGCACGATGACGCGCCCGCGCATCGCGGGACATGCATCCGAAATCCCAATCGCGCCCAGGTATACACCGTCGCGGATATTAAGTTTCGATTTCACTTATTGCCCTCCTCGGGAGTGCCGTTCACGGTAATCGCGCCGTCGCTGATTCCGACTGGCTCATTGGCGTAGGTCACGCCCGAATGGTCGAATTGCGCGTTGTAGATGACTGGGTTTTGGATCGTGTCGAGAATCGTCGGGATGACCACGCTGAGCGCATCCGTAATATCGAGCGCATCAACCGGGCTGCCGCTCAAGGAATCGGTAATGTTCAGCGAGTCCAGGAACGGCGGCACGGTAAACCAGAGCGAGTCGAGCCAGCACCGCTGCGGCTTGAAGAAATTAAGCGCGGCGATCACGGCCGCACTCTGCGCAGCGGTGACCGTCTGTCCCGCACTGAGATTTATCAGCACGCGGAAGACCGCCCATCCCTCGCCGGATGGCCAGCTCACGCCGCCCCAACTGTTCTGGCCCTCTTGCAAGATCGCATTCGGCCATCCGAGTGCCGCGAGCGCGGTCTTGATCGCGTACGGCGTTCCCCGCGTGCGGTGCAACGGAATCGCCTGCAAAAGCAGAGCGCGGTAAGAATCCCAATCGCTCGGGCCCGCGATGCTGCCGGGCGAATCGAGCGTGTCGATATCGGTCAGCGAATCAATATCAGTCAGCGCGTCGATTGATTCACCGACTGAGGTGGCGAGCAATTGCCACTCGGGATCGAGAACATCAAATTGCCACGCCAGAAATTTAAGCGCCGTTTCCGGGACCGACGGAATCCGATAGACAAGCAGTCCCGACAGATCGAGCGTATCCAGACGCCCTAACAGGCCCATCAGAGCCTGCGTGCGAAGATCGTTAATCGATGGTGCCGGAACGAGATTCATCCTAGGAGTGCTCCGTTCCCGTTACAAAGGTGAGCGTAATCGCAGTGGCGTTTGCCCATTGTCCCGCTGTCAGTGCTGTGTACGCCGGGTCAGTCAGGGCGACCTCATAGACGCCGGACACAGACAGCGCGGCGATGATCTCACTCGGCACGATGTCGCGCTGGATACGCGACGCCAGCCCGATTGCATATTCGGATGCCTCGAAGTTAACCGCCGCCGCGACTGCGACCGGATCGGCATCCGAGTACAGCGTGACGGTCCCGACGATCGTGTAATCGACTTCTGTGACCGCGAGCGCAGCAACGGTGTCTGTCAGCGGGCGAATGTCATCGGCGCTGAGCGCCGTCAGCACTTTCGTGAGCAATGTGCTATTCGCAATTCCGGCACTATTGGGCGACGCCGCCGGCTGTGTGGTTATCGGGCCGGTAAGGATGTACACGTCCACAGCGCCCGGCACGGGACTGGTAACGAGCACGTCGATAATCGACGGATCGACACCCATCGCGAAGAATTTATACGCCGCCGACGGGCCAGCGGTGCTAAATTCGTTCGGCGCTGCCTGGATGCGGGCGCGGAAATGCGCGTCGGTCTCCGGAGTCGAGCCGCCGCCGCTTGTGTTCGTATTGTCCACCGTCGAAATGACTGCGTTCGGATTCAGCAGCACATTGATCTGCCCGGCGAGATAGCCGTTGCCGATTGTTCCCGCCGTGGTGCATGTCGCGCTTACGCTGCCCGTGGTCTGTCCGGCCGCAATCGTAAGGGCCGAATTCGTCGTCCATGTCGTCTGGCCGTCCTGCGAGCCGACAAGCGTGCCTGCGGGAATCGTAAACGGAACGGTCAGCGCGGCTGTGAGCGTAAATTGAAGCGTGGTCAGTGCTGCCTGCGCGGGAAGCCGCGTGACACTGAGTAGCTGCCCGAGATAATCGAGCATCGGATACGTGGCGAACGCGAGCAGGTTCTGCTGCGCGGCGTACTGAACTGCGTTGCGGACCAGCGACTCGCGATAGGCGTAGAGGTTGATCAGGAGCTGTTCGACCTGCGCGGGCTGCAAAACGCGTCCTGCCAGCGCCTGAAACGTGGACTGCATATCGGACAGGATAAGATTCGGATCGAGGCCATCGGCGTCCGTCACGAACAGCGGCGCCGGTAATCCGCCGATCGCACTCGGCTGCGATACCGCGAGGACAGCAACTACGGTCCAGACGAGTTGAGGCACGCTCGAACCATCCGTCGTCGTGCCACCGATAACAGTCGCCCACGCGGGCGGCGTCGAGCCTGTCGTGCCGCCGGATGCGTTCGCCTGCTGGACGTTCCCGTTGCTATCGACGATGACGGCGTATGGGGCGACGGTAAGAAGCGGTGACCAACTGGGGTTTGCCATCAACTCACCGCCGCCGCGAGAGTAACTATTGTCTGTTGCGCCGCGCTGAGCGACGCGCCGTTAGCCAGCTTGAGTTGCCACGTGATTATCGCTTGTACCTGGGCTCCCGCTTGCGCGCCCGTGAGAATCGGCTGCACGGAAATCGAGAGCACCTTTACTCGTGGCTCCCACTGCGTAATTGCATCGGTAAGCTCGCGGACGATATGCGCGGTCGCGATATTGATCGGCATGTCGATGAACTTGAACACGTCCGCCGCGAAGGTCGGGCGTAGGGGATCGGTTCCCGGCGGCGTCGTGCAGATAATCCTGATGCACTGATCCACGTCGGCGAGTCCCTGCACGACGTTGCCGATGCCCGCGCCGCCAGCGGGCGCGGGACCGAGAACCATAACCAGAAGCGGTCCGGTTTCGCCGAGAGTCACGGCGCCCTGGTAGGTTCCGGTATTGCCGTTTCCGCTGGAGTCGGCGGCGACGGTTCCGGACGCCTCATCCAGCTTCCAGAACGCAACCGGCGAATCGGCTAGGACCGCCGCGTCGTAATCTGTATCGTGGCTGGCGCTGGCATGCGCGGCAATCTGCGCCGGGCTGAGAGCCGAGGTGTACACGGCGGCGCGCGCAATCTCGCAATTGGAGGGACGATAGGGAGTGCCCGAGAGAAGCTGATCGCATCCCAGAGTCGCAACGTCGCCGAAGAAACCGGGAGCCATAGGGCCTACGTTCGCCGTCGTGGGGTAAGCAACGCCATCGACATAGTAAATGGGCGCCAGCGGATCGCCAATGACGAACGCGACATGGTGCCACACGCCAGTGGAAAGAAGCGGACCGGGCGCGACCGAGCTACTATCATCGTAATTCGCGCTAAGCTGGTTGCTGGGGTCGATGGAGTCGCCCAGCCACAGCTGATAACCGGCACTCCCAATCGAAATAAAACAGCCCTTAGCTCCGGTCGCGGGAAGCTTCACCCAGCATTCAAGCGTCACTCCCGAGGTCAGCCGAGTCACCGTGGGAACGGACACATAGCCAGTCGAGCCGTCGAACAGCGCCGCGGTCTCGCCCGGACTCGGAACGAGGACCGGCGCGGGACCGGTCACGATTCCCAGCAACGCCGCCGTCGAGTCGAGCATCAACGACCAGTCGGCCGACTGGATCTCGGCGAGTGTCGTGGCTCCGGCAGGCATACTAGCGAAGCCTCACAGGTTTCTGACAGGTCAGATCGCGGCAGTGAGTCGCCTTGCGCGCGTAAGCGGGCAACCAGCAATCCGCGACGGGATAGCCGTTCAGGAAATCGACGTAGCCTTCCAACGAGTCGCAGGCGTTATCGTTCCCGGTCGCCTCGTACAGTTCATGATCCGCCGCGACGGCCACGCACCACTTCACGTCGGTCAGATTCGAGCGGTACGCCCGGATGCAGCCGGTCACTTGCACACACGCTTCGTTCGGCGTGTTGCAGCCGGATGCCCAATAGGGACAGTCCGGGCAGACGTTCTCGAATACGATATGCACCGGCGCTTTGGCCTTTTCGTCCAGCGGTAGCAGCGTCAGTTGCTTTTCGAGAATCGGATTCATGTAAACGTTGATGTACTGGTTGACCGTCTGCCACGCGAAGTCGCGGGCTGATTCGTCCCAATACTGAGACACCGGCGTCGAGTCGTCGCGGATGGCGACGTTCTGCGGCTTTGCCACGCGATGCGCGAAGGCTGGTGCGGCCATGCATGCCAGTAGCCCGACCATGACGAAGATTTTCCAGCGGGTGCTCAACATCCGAAACCGTCCTCTTTCCAGTTCGTGCCGTCGCAATGGAGGTGGCAGTTTGTTGCGCCGCCAC